GGACGTTGGGCCGTCGTATGGCACGCAGCGGCAGGAGGCGTTTAACGCTTACAGCCAGCTTGTGACGCACAACCCCGATGCGTTCCATGTGCTTGGCGATCTGTGGATGCGCAATGCTGACTTTCCCGGCGCGGATACAGCGGCGAAGCGGCTTGAAAACCTTGTGCCTGCGCAGGCGAAGGGCGGACCTGACCCGCAGGTTATCCAGATGCAGCAGCAGTTCCAGCAAATGGCGCAGCAGGGGCAGCAGCAGATCGAGCAACTGCACGCCGAGTTGCAGGACGCGAAACGCAAGCTTGCGGACAAGGATGCGGACCTCGACCGGCAGAACTACGAAGCCGAGACGCGCCGCCTGGCAGCCGTTGGCGGCATCGACCCCGCCGCGCTCAAGCCGGTCATTCGGCAGCTTGTCAGCGAAGTCTTGCAAACCCCCATCGTGCCCGTGATGGCGCAGCACGCAGCCGCCGAGCAGGCCATGCAACCACCCGAGCCGCCGCCGCAGGAGGGCGCACCTAGTGGCATATAACGCTCTCTACGGTTACGACACCGGCACCTTCGGATACGGCGGCGCGAATGGCGTTGACCCGACGCAGCCCTACCAGGCGATGACGCAGCGCAAATATCCTGCGTGGTGGTCTGACCTAAACGCGCGGGGCATCGGCAACGATGAAACGCAGTCGCCCGCCACGCCTGCTTTTATCGACGTGCCGCACGATTACGCCGCGTCGGCTGTTGCTGACCAGACGGCAGCGGCCCCAGTGCAGACGGGTTATGCCGCGCCGATGACGCAGCAGGGTATGCCGGGCGATGGCGTCGGGGGCAACCAGAATGGCACTGGCAATCCTGGCAATGGCTTTGGCCTCATGGGGGATATCAAGGGGCTTGCGGGCGGTTTGTATGACGCTGTTATGGGTAATGGCGGCGGCACGTCGTCGCAGGGGATAACCGATGCGGGGTATCAAGGCCCCGGTAACGTGTCCTCCGAGCCTTTAGGCCCCGCTGGAGGCGGCACGGACATCAACGCGGGTGGTGCTGACCCCACGGGCGGTCAGGGGCCTGCGGGCCTCTACAAGGGCGGCATCGTGACCCGCAACAAACTCATGGGGCCGAACCCGCCGGGACCGGATGACGGATACGAGGCGCTTAAAGTCGGCGAAGGCGTCCTCACCGACAAGGCTATGCGCTTCTATGGCCCCGCCATCGTCGCCAAGTTGAACCGCTTGCAGGTGCCGAAACGCGCGCTTGCCTGACGTGCCTGCCGCCGACGGACCGTGACGCACACGGGCGCAGCGTTGTGAGACGCCGCACATCCCTCAGATGGAAATCATGAGCGAATCAGTCGAAAACGCCACGCAGGGCGTGACCGAAACGGTCGATACTGTGCCTCAGCCCGCTACAGACGACAACGCTTCGCAGACGGGCGCGGAGCAACAGGCCGACACGCAGGAACAGACGCCGCCCGAACCCGAACCAAAGCGCAAGCCGTGGTTTCAGGAGCGGATTGACGAACTGACCCGCGCAAGGCGTGAAGCGGAAAGACAGCGTGACGCCGTTCTGGCTCAACTGCGCTCAAATCAGCAGCAGCCCGAACAGTATAACGCGCCGCAGAATGCCGCCCCGCCGGGCTACGTGCCCGTTGCGGAAGTGGCCCGCATCGCAGAACAGCAACTTGCCGCCGCCGCATTCACCGAGGCTTGCAACAGCGTTGCAGCAGCGGGCGAGGCTGCGTTTCCCGACTTCCAAACGGCAGTGTCCAATTTCCAGATGATCGGCGGGCCTCCTGAGGCTTTGCTCGAAGCGGTTACGGCACTCGGCACGGAGGAAGGGGCGCGGGCCTTTTACGAACTCGGCAAGAACCCTGACGAGGCGATGCGAATTTCTCGGCTGTCTCCCGCACGAATGGCGGTTGAAGTGGCGCGGCTTGCTGCCAAGCCAATGAAGCTGCCGCCTGTCTCGAAAGCACCCGAACCCATCAAACCCTTGACCTCGGGTGCCGCGCGATCTGTCGATCCCGATCACATGACGGACGAACAGTTTCGGAAGTGGATCGCGAAAGAACTGAACGGCTGAGGCACGCGGCCCGCGTTGCCATCCCCCCAATAGCGCGCCTGGGCAACGCGCCGCGCCAACGTCGGAAGACGTCGGCCATCCCTTAGATGGAGCCCCCACGTGGCAAATACTTTCCTTAACGTTGACAAGATCACGAACGCTGCCCTCGTGATCCTGCACCAGAAGCTGAACTTCATCGGCAGCATCAACCGCGCGTATGACGACAGCTTTGCGCAGGACGGGGCGAAGATCGGCTCGACCCTGCGTATCCGTCTGCCGAACCAGTACACGGTTTCCAGCGGCCCGGCTCTGTCGGCGCAGGACATCGTGGACCAGAACACCACGCTCACCGTGTCCAGCCAGAAGCACGTGGATGTCAATTTTACCACGAAGGAATTGGCGCTCAACATCGTGGATTTCAGCCAGCAGGTTCTCGAACCCGCAATGGCGGTTCTGGCGGCGAACATCGAGAGCGACGCGCTGTCGATGATGAACTCCGTTTACAACGTCGTGAACGGCGTCGGCTCGCCGCAAACCCTGCGCAACGTGCTGCTCGCTCGCAAGGCGCTGCGTGACAACCTCGCGCCCGCCGCCGAGTACATGGCGCGGATCAACACACAGGACAACGTGGATCTGGTGGACTCGCTCAAGGGCCTGTTCAACAACACGCAAAAGATCAGCAAGCAGTACAACGAAGGCGTGATCGGCTCGACCGCCGGTTTCGAGTTCGCTGAAAACACGCTGATCCCCGGCATCACTTTCGGCGCGCGTAACACCGGTTATCTGGTCAACGGCGCGAACCAGACCGGCTCGTCCCTCGTGGTCAAGACCGGCACTGGCGCAATGGTGGTTGGCGACGTGTTCACGCTCGCGGGCGTGTATCGCGTGCACCCGGAAACCAAGGTCTCGACCGGCGTATTGCAGAACTTTGTTGTCACTGCTGCGTATACCGGCGGTGGCGGCACGATCTCGATCAGCCCGTCCATCGTGACCACTGGCGCACAGCAGAACGTATCGGCCACTGCGGCTGACGGCGCTGCCGTGACGTTCGTGGGCACCGCTTCCGGCACGACCACGCAGTCGGCTTTCTATCACAAAGACGCGTTCACTTTTGCGACCGCTGACCTTGTGATGCCGAACGGCGTTGACTTCGCCGCGCGGAAGGTCATGGACGGTATCTCGATGCGTATCGTCCGCGCTTACGACATCAACAACGACAAACTGCCGTGCCGTATCGACGTGCTGTATGGCTACAGTGCGATCCGTCCGCAGCTTGCCTGCCGCACGTTCACGAACTGAGCCGCCGCAGTGACCCCCGCGTCCCTGATTCGCCTGATCCTCCGGGATGCGGGGGTTAACGGCGTCGGCCAGGCACCGAAGGCCGAGGACAACAACGACGTCCTCGCCACGCTCAACATGATGCTGGATGAATGGTCGAGCCAGCGATGGCTCGTCTATCATCTCGTTGACGTTGTGGCGTCGTGCAACGGCAATACCGCTTACACGGTGGGGACGGGTGGCGATTTCAACGTCACCCGTCCTGACCGCATCGAAGCCGCGTTCTTTCGCTCTACGTCGAGCGGGCAATATCCGGTGGATTACCCGTTGCGCGAGATTTCGGCGCGCGAGGATTACAACGACATCGCACAGAAGACCGTGGGCAACTGGCCTAGCTGGTTCTTTTACGATTCCGACTATCCGCTCGGCTCGTTCTATCCGTGGCCCGTGCCTACGTCTGGCATCGGCTCGCTGCACCTGACGCTCAAATGCGTTCTGAACGAGTTTTCAGATCTGACGACCACGATCAATCTTCCGCCCGCCTACATCAACGCAATCCGGTGGAACGGCGCGGTTCGTGCGGCCCCGATGTATGGCATGGAAGCGAGCGAGACGGTCAAGGGGCTGGCACGCTCGGCGCTTGCCGTTGTGCGAGGCTCCAACACGCAACTTCCCGTCTTGCACATGCCGCAGGGCGTTTCGGTGCGCGGCGGGCGGTATAACATTTATTCTGATCAGGGGCGGTGAAAAGTAGCGTGAACGTTTACGGTGTGCTACACTGCGCATATGGCAAAAGCACACAACCTGACTGGGCTTTTCTTTAATCGCTGGTTTGTTTTGGAGCGGGTTTTCGACAAACCCGGACGACACGCTAGATGGCGTTGCCGGTGCACATGCGGGCGCGAAAAAGTGGTGGACGGCGCGACCCTTCGCAACGGCGCTTCTAAATCTTGCGGGTGCTTGATTGGCGAAGCCGCAAAAGGGCGGCTGACGAAACACGGGTTTGCGGGTTCAAAACCCTACATGATTTGGCAGACGAT